AGTACATTAATCTTATCTTGTTTCGAATCTGCTTTTGCAAATTCATCAAACACTTCATAAACATTTTTTCTCATTAAAATTCCTCAATTACTTCCATTAGGTTTTTCAGCTTCTTGTCCATGAAGTAATTAATTAACTTGGAACGTGGAGCCGGCTTTGTGTTATTATATGTATCAATAATCGAATTTTTAATATCACCGGGAATCTGACGTAGGTCAATCAGTGTTTGATTTCTGGAGAAACCAATACGTGCATTTTCATCTTCCCAGTCGCCATAATTTTCATTCAATAATTTATCAAGTCGATTTTTATTGATGGGTGTTTGTCTTAAATCACGAACAAAACAATCAGCAGGCGAAAGCACATTTGGAATGCCATCACCCTTATCACCTTTGATAATCTTCTCTTTGAGTTCTGCTACAGGATTTTCAGACTTGATATATTTCTTTTGTGCAGGATTGTATTGTTTTACATTCTTGTACATTTGAAGTTGTAGGAAGTCACCATCAGAAGAAAGGATGAGAATTTTGTTATCACCACCGGCATAGATTGGTGTGAGTGTACCGATAATGTCATCGGCTTCTGCACCATCAACATCAATGACTTTGTATGGAAAGTTTTCTTTGAGTTCTTGCTTTAGATTGCCAAGGATGTCAAAAATGAGGTGCCAGTCGAGGTCGGACTTTTCACGTGACTTTTTACGGCCGGCTTTGTAGAATGGAAAGAATTCTTTGCGCCAATATTTTTTATTGTCACAACAAAGCACAACTTCACCATACTCTTGGCGAAATTGTTTAACGTGGCCACGAATGATATTGAGTACCAAGTGGCGAACTAAACCTTCTTCAAGTTTCACGTTTTTTTGACCAGCAATTTGAGCCATCAATCCAGATAGCAAAACCTGGTTCAAATCAATGAGAATCATTTTATACCTTATTTAATTACTCGTAGAAGGATTATATCAGAATTTATACGTCCTGTCAAGGCTTGTTCAACAGCATTAATGTCTGTGAGAACTTTTCTTAGTGCAACTTTACCAGCTTTCAATGTTGCAGGCAAAACAACTTCCGGTTTACGGATGGTTTTCTGAACAGAGGTTTCTTCATTGAAATTAATGAGTGTTGTACCTTTGATATTCAGTCCACCGGCATCCGTTGCATTGTAGCATCCAAGTTTCCTTGTTTTGGTGTTAAATACCCACAACTGTGACGCACCAATGATATCAGCAGGATTAATAGAAGCGGCCTTATATTCATTGTCTTCCTTTTTGAATTGTAGTTTTTCAATGACCTTATCAACAGGCTTCACTTTCTTTTTCCTAGGAGCACGTGTGAGTTTTGCCGTATGTGCAATTCTTGCACAATCTTCGATAATGCGTTTCAGTAATGAAGCATATTCTTTGAGTTCCTTTTTCGAAAGGAAAGAATAACCTTCAACAAGTTGTTCATCTTTACCCTTGATTGCTTCTTCGATTTCTTCCAGTTTCTTTTGATAAACAGGAAGGATGTGTTTCGTATGGGCACCTTTAATGTCCAAAGAACGCATCAAATCATATGGATCAAAAACTGTTTTAAAGTCACGTACAAAGAAACAATCATCAATTGAGCCTTCTATTTCTCCGATGTAGTCCCGTGTTTTTTCGAGCACACGTTCTTGAATAGAAACCACAACCTTAGGTTCAGTTTCTTCAACTTCTTTTTTAACTGGTGATTTATTCTTGAGTTCTTCAATGAATGTGAAAATCCATTGTTCGTTTTTCTCCGTAAGCGGTGCACCACGGAGTTTCATGCGGCAAACAAAGCCTAAATTTTTAAAATCAGCATCGGAAATCTTTTCGACAGATTCGATTTCTTTTTTTGGTGCGCCAATTTCTTTGAGATAAGAAAGCGTGAACTTTTTGCTTTCTTTTGAATCTGAATGATAGTTATACCAATTCAATGCGGTAGACAGTGAACTTTCGCCATTTTTCCAAGACGGTTCACCGCCTGCCAGTGCTTTTTCAAAATCTTTAACTGATGCGTGTCTCATGTGTGGTAACAGCCTTAACAGAATCGGTTCGGAAAGAACGCCAACCGTTGCTTTCCATATCCCATACTGCTAGTGTATCAGGATTCTCTTTCCTTGGCAAGGCCTCAGTCAAAAGTTGTTGCCCCTCTACAACAGGTTTTTGTGGTAGATATTCTGGCAAAAGTGTACACTTTAGTTCACGTTCCGTTCCATCAACTTTAGTGAACACAACCGTAGAAACGGTATTGGACAAAATTTCTTTCAATTCATACTTATCAAACATCTTTCATTTCCTTTTCATAATATTCAATATACTCTGCCGTTCTTTCACTGAGTGAATTAAATGCACCATCAACGAATTCGGCTGACGTTGTGGTAGTTTTAGCAACCAACCCCAAGAACCCATTATCTAACATATTTTCAATATAGTCAATAGGTGAAGTCAAGATTGCCTGAAATTTTTCCGGCATTTGTGGTGGATCTTCCGGAAAAATGATGATATCATACAATTCTCCGCTGGAATTTCCAGGTACCTTTTCACCGGCGTCTTTATATTGGAAGCCACAAATCTCTAAATCGCCATCATCATTTCGATAGAAGTTTATACCATCAAATGGTTCAGTCTTTAATGCTTGCCATGATTCGCTCATTGAATGCCTTTATATGTGTCTTTCGAACTTTCACCATGATCCATGCGTTGTAATAATCATTTGATTCTAATACACATCTGTCAAATTGTTCTTTAGCCTCAAGATAACCACATTCACCTTTTGTTTTACATAGGTGAATTATCTCTCTCTTGAAGTTTTCTTTTCCGTGAACCTGTACATCATTTTGTAATTCTGAGTTTGAACCATAATACATTTGCCAATCAGAAAATGCTTTAATCTTTTTTCTTTTACCCTTAATCACTTTAGTTCTTATGGAATAAAAAAACTTTTTACCTATGTATTTTTTACCGGTTGTTAAATGTGTTATGACGTACACGAAACCATAATTGTCACCAATGTTCGGTTCCGTAAATTCACTGTCTTTGTATATCCAATTTATTTCCATTCCTCGTTCTCATCAAAGTCCTCATCATCTATATATTCTTCGTTGAGGACTTCAATTCTTTCACCGCAAAATGGGCAAAAGGACGGGCTTTCTTCTGACACAAAATCTTCTTCAAATGCAACTTCAAAAGTTGATTCGCATTCTCCACATTCTGCTGTTATTAGTTTCTCCGACATGTTTACTCCTTAATTTGCCCAAACGTCACCCCAGTTTCCTGTTGTGGCGCCTTTGGCATAGTCTGTTGCACGATTTTCAAAGAAATTTGTATGTGTAGGCGCATTAATCATTTCTTCAACCCATGGTAGCGGGTTCTTCTTGACTTTCATAATACCTTTCAGACCTAAAGAGATAAGGCGGCGATCCGTGATGTAACGAATGTATTTCTTAACATCTTCTGAATTCAAACCTTCCATAGCACCCATAGAGAATGCTAAGTCAATAAATTTATCTTCAAGCTGAACCATACGTTCAGCAATTGTGTAAATCTTACTCTTTAGTTCATCATTCCAAATTTCTTTATTTTCTTCTATGTAGGTCCTGAATAATTTAATCATTCCTTCGGCGTGCATTGTTTCATCAACAATAGACCAAGTAACAATCTGCCCCATACCCTTCATCTTACCGGTGCGTGGGAAATTCAACAACATAATGAATGAGGAGAACAACTGCATACCTTCAGTGAAAGCGGAGAACACTGCAATATGTTCTGCTGTGGATTCTTTTGTGCTATTACGGGATGATATATCCATTAAATACTCATGCTTGTCTCTCATTTCTTGGTAGTCCAAGAATTGATTGTATGTTGTTTCCGGAAGACCGAGTGTTTCAATAAGGTGTGAGTATGCGGCAATATGAAGTGCTTCCCGTGCGGCAAACCCAGATAACATCATACGAACTTCTGGCTGTGGAAAATATGGAAGATAATTACGCACATAACCACCAGCAACGTCAATGTCACCCTGTGTAAAGAAACGGAAGATGTGTGTTAGAAATTGCTTTTCTTCATCTGATAATTTATTTTTCCAGTCTTTTACATCCTCCGACATTGGCACTTCTGTGTGAAGCCAATGCGATTGTTCATGCTTAAGCCATGTATCATAAGCCCAAGGATAATTGAATGGCTTAAAATGATTTCTTTCGTCTGTTAGTTT